GATCATTGCTTTTCGCGCGAGCCGTCTCGCCCGATGCACCTTTCTTGATCGCCCATGTGTCGTTGTTCCGTTCCACGTTGATGAAAGTTCCATCCTCATACTCAGACACGATATGCGTGCCGACCATTATGGAAACGGCCTTGGGGTCATAGCTTCTCAACATTGCTTCTTGCTCCTATCACGTTGGAGGGTTAGATCAGGATACGGCCACGTATCTGTGTCTTGTTGATTGCACCCGACAGAGTCGCCTGGAAGGTGATGTCAGGGAGCAAGCGAGCGCCCTTGTCATTGGCAGAGACTTCAGACGCCAGAGGTGCCGAGATCTCGAACTCGGGAGCAGAGGCAATGATGCCACGGATCTGAGATGTGCGAAGGGCTTCGCGGATCTGGTTCAGGATGATTGAGATGCCATCATCGGTGTATGGGATCTTCTCGTTGCTGACGAGCGCGGTCCAGATGTTGTTCTGCATCCGATAATGCAGCCAGTCGATCCCCTGAATCACATCAATCCACTCGCCCGAAACCATCCGGCCATTTTCAAAGACGTTGAAGTTGTTCCGGTTGGTGTAGCAGTTTCCATAGCGATCGAGGATCTGAGTCCGCTGCGTGGAATTCAGAGGGCTCGACGAAACGCCCGAGAAGCGTTTGTATGCCCAGTTGCTCGATCCCGGGTTCTTCGGCAGCTGGAGGCCAAAGGGAGCGCCTTCGACATTCTCTGTTGCCGACTCGTGGTGGTAGAACAGGAACGTCCGGTCATAGCCGAGATCCTTGAGGACGCTCAGAATGTTGTACTCGTCATCGGGATCATAGACCCCGGCATCAGCGGTCTTCGCGCCGAAGATCTTCACCCGAGCCTCAGCCCATGCTGCGACAGCCAGGATGTCTGCATCGCTGTCTGAATCAACCGCAACGCCATACCAGTCTGTCGTTGACCCGGCTTCCTCGGCGGCTGTCAGAGCCTGCACGTAGGTATCTCCGCCACCTTTCTTTGTGACGAAAAGTCTCTGCGGGCGCACGGCCTGGCCGAAGTATCGACCGGCGAAGTCGAGCGCATCAGAGCCGACCTGCACGTCTGCCTCGACCTCCTGGATGCTCGCGTAGCTCTTGATGCGCGGCGTGAAGGTCGAGAGCGGCGAAACAAAGTTCGCATACCCAAACCCTTCGGCGGTGGGCACCACAGGCTGGCGCGTGATCACGATGTCTATGATGTCATTCAAACTCATTCCTCGTCCTCCAATTCAATGGTGAATGGACCTATTTCCTTCTCAAAAGAACCATCGAAATCAGCGTCCAGGCGGCCTGTGACTCTGACGGTTTCGATATAGCCTGGGTCGATTGTCGCCTCGATTGAAACGCCAAGTATGAGATCGAGCGTGGCGCGAGGGTAGTAGACGTTATCTTCCAGCTCTGTTCGATCCTGGACAGAGCTGTCACCCCAGATCGCAATGCCACGCGACTGGAGATGCGCGTATGCCGTGGGCTCGTCGATGCAAGCCTGGACCCCGCTCAGGATGTCCGTCGCGCGATAGAGGTCTGAATAGAGATCGGTGTATGGCTTTCCGAAAGCATTGATCGTAAGCGTGGCTTGTCGATGCATTCTAACCTTGAAAGCGTTGATAGCTTTGTCGTAGGGGAAGGAATCTGCGCGGCCAAGTTTGACGAGCCCGCCGACGAAACCAAATGATACATACGGCCCCTTCGGCTCTGGCTTGTACTGGTTTTCATCGACCACAGGGACACCAGGAGGCATACACGCCATAAGCCAGGAGCGAATACCGGCCCTGACTTCATCCATTCGGCGTCTAATAATTGATTGTATGACTGCACTCATCTAACCGCCTTTCTTGAGGCTACGGCTTCAAAGTGTTGCAGGTGGCGGAATCGGAAGTTGTCGACCGACTCGATAATGAATAGCTCCCCGTCTATGTTCAGCTCGTCGGCGTTCTGCCCGAGAGTCTTGTCAGCTGCGACCAGCCGCTCTGTGGTCAGGATCATCACATAGCTCGACATGCGGGCGAGATCGTTGACGGTGATCTCCACCTTGTCTTGCGTCAACGGCTGGACCGAGGCTTCGATCTCGCGTCTGAACTCGACGCCGCCCGGTTGGAAAACCCCGCCTCGGAATGAGCCAGGGCTGTATCGGGTCAGGGTGATCTTTCTGTTGCCGCCTCTGCGAGCGGCGCGTCTGATCATTCCGGCAACGCTCATTCCTTGTTCTCCTCGCCCTGACCTTGTGTGACTTTGAAACCTACCGCCTGCCGCATAGCTCCGGTGTCGATCAGTGGATTGCTCGATCCCTTCTTCTTGATCGTCGATGGCGCATTGGGTGGCCTCTTGAGTGTCGTTATCTTCCTTTGGATGGCGCCAGCCAGGAAAGCGCCGACTCTCCCAAGAGCGGTCAGGATGTTTGCTTTCTTCTTGCCCTGAAAGATCTTCTCGATCTCAGCTGCCAACATCTTCTCAGCCTTGGGTCCTTGTGAGTCGATAACCGGACGCATGAAGGGGCGCGGGGGAATTCGCCAGGGCGAGCCATCAACGGTGGTCGCTTTGGTCTTGACGCCGAACTCCTGCCACGATGCTATCTGCGCGATCGTGGTTCCCGAATTCTCTCCCGCGTCCTCATGTATGCCAACGGTCAGAGTCACCCCGTGGCCAACATCATCCATGAACTTGTTGACTGCTTTCACATCGAAGCCCTTGCTGCCTTTGACTTTGGTCGTGAAACCTTTGCCAGACATCAGCCGTTGGATCTCCTCATCAGAAAGCAATCGAGCCATCACTGACCCCCGACCAGAGGAGAGTAGACAATGCCCCTGCGCAGACTCACAAACATCTGCCCATAGCCTGTCGTTCCCATTTCCTCTTCAGTGAGGCCAGAGGTTCCATAAGACGCTGAGGTTGCGCCCACGGTTTCTGATGTGAGCGGACCCGCGATCTCGCCGCCTCGGGAGATTGAGAGCGTCATCAGATGGGCCACAAGGTAGGCAAGCCCGACTGTGAACTTCGCTCCCCAGACATCCTCGTCCAGCCAGACTTCCGCGAGGGATTGAAACACCTCAAACTCGCTCGTCGGTCTGTCCTTAAGCTCGGGGGCTATGATGCGGACTGTTGCCGCCACACTATCAGCCATGGCTCACCTCACTCGTCCATGTTCTCGTCTTCGCTTCCATCGCCTTCATCGGTCGCGCCATCAGCTATGGCCTTGGCTTTCGCCAAAGCCTTTTGCTTGTTGCGTTCGAGTTTGGCGAGCTGTTCATCAATGGCTTTGATGATCGTGCCCCGCTCCTCGCCGACCTTCCAGCTATTCAAAAGAGCAACGTCAAACGTTGCCCGGATAATATCGAAAGCCTCCCGCACATTGCGGAAGACGCTGATCTGAGAGGACTTCGATGACGGCTCCTCCTCTGTCAAAACCGTGACGTGTTCGCGCTCAACATCCTTCGCAAAGTTGCGATTGGTCTTGAGATATTCCCACGTCCTTGCATCAAGTTGATTCACACCGGGCACGAGGATAAAGCCACGTCCAGAAGGTTCAAAGACTCTAAGAACCCTTTCCCGATTGTTTTTGATCAGCATTCAACACTCCATTCGTTTGGGGTTAACTGGGGTTTTTTCCGGGGAACAATTAGCTCGAAACGTTTCCGCCGATGTCGTCGGTCATTGCCTGCGACAAAGGATAAGGGATGATCACACCGCCGCAACGCTCATGCACAGCAACCTTGTAGGCCATGCCGCGCAGCTCGGGGGCGAATGTTTCAAACTCCTGGGGGATCTCCAGGGTGAACTTCTCTGGGTTGCGGTCATAGACGATAGCGGTATCGTCTGAGAGGTTGCCGCCGGAGTTGGCTGCTGCAAGTTCTGCAAGCCAATCCACCGACTCGATGAACGGGGTGTTCTCCAGGAAGTAGTTGAGGATGGTCATGTCCGAGCCATCCGAGCGAGGCGTTGTTGCCAGCTTGGTGTAATAGGCGATCGGCAGGAGCATCGTGTTGGGAACTTCGACCGACTTGGAGGTGTCGATCACAGAGTTGGCGAGGTTGTTCAGATCCGCGAGAATGTTCGCGTTGGTCTGCGCATCATCAAGCCATGCGCCATGAGCCAGGGTCACATCAGGGATGTTTGTGTTCGTCAGCCAGCCTTGAAGGCCGGAAGCACTATCACCCCAGAATGCGATGTCGCGCTCAAGCTGCATGATCGCACGGCGAGCGGCATTGGCCTTCGATTGGGTCAAAGGCTTGCCGGTCTTGGCCGCGCTGCGGATCTCCATGATGCTGTATTGGAACGAAGCACCAAGAGACTTTACGGGCGCAGTGAACTGCTTGCCGCTGATCTCGACATTGCGGAAATCGGTCGCGTAATCCGCGACGATCGCTGCCATGCCCACCTGATCATACTGTGAGTAGGTGATGGTCTGCGCAGCGGGATCACCCTCGAAACTGAGAGGGATAACTTCACGCTGACGAAGAGTTGGATACCGCACATCGTAGGAGCGCGACTTGATCGTCTCCAACTCGCGGGCAAAGAAGATGCTTTCGTTCGAGTCGAGGCGGGGAAAGCGCGGGCCTTTTTGGTTGCGACGCTTCATCTATGTTGTCTCCTTAAAGGTTATCAAGGTTTTTCAGGAACTACGGATCAATCGTCAATCTGCGGAACGGGATCAGATCAAGGCTTAGACGCGCTCGCGGAACTCGATGAGAGCAAGCTTGTTGTCGCTATCGACTTCGCGCACGATCACCTTTGTCGTGATGTTGATGTTGCCCGATGCCGAGCTTGTCAGCTTGCCAGCGTTGCCGGTGCCCACGACGACATAGACGGAGCCGTTGACCGATGGGACGTTGGTGTCTGTGCACTGAGCCCAGACCGAACCCCATTGGCAGACGTTCAAAGTTTCCTTGTCTGCATAGCCTGGGGCAGAAACCCCGGTGCGCGATTCAAGAGCCTGGGTCAATGCTGCGATACCAGCAAAGACCTGAGTATCAGCTGAGGGAACTTTGCCCTGGCGGGTCGCTGTGCCTTCAACAACCGCATGACCGAAAGGGACTGCACCCTCGGCAAGCATCGAACGAATGTCTTCGGACTTGAAACCGTGGGCGAGCTGACCGGCGCGGGCGCGAGCCATGTTCATCGAAACAGAGGTTTGCATGATTCATCTCTCCTAAATGTTTTGAAGGGTTCGGTAATGATTTGATTAAGCCTTGCGGGTTTTGCCGATCGGTTTTTTCCACGCATTGGCTGCGGCTTCCATCGCATCGCTGCGGATCTCGTCAGCAGACTTCTGACGACCCTTCGCATCGTTACGAGCGCCCGAGCGCACGCCTGCGCGAACACCTTCGTAAGCACCAGAGCGACGGGTCCTGCCGCCGCCCTGGCCATTAACTTCCTCGCTTTCCTCGTCCTCCGAGTCGAGATGGATCTCATCTTCGACTTCGTCGTCAGCGGTTTCGATCATGTGATCAAGACGGCTCTGCAAGTAGACATCAGACTTGCCTTCGGCCTTGAAGTCTGGGGAGTCCAGCTTGATCAGCTCAACGATGATGTCGCGGTCGCTGAGTGTGGAGAGATCAAGCTTCTCGTCCAGACGCGGCTCGGCGAAACGCTCAAGAGCCACGCGGGCCTTGATGGCTTCCTTGAACTCGGCAGAGTCCGTGCGAATGCCAGCGCCTTCCTTCGCCTTCTTGAGATCGGTCTCCAGCGAATCAGCGCGAGCCTGAACCTTGGCCTTGTCGTCGTCGGCCAGCTTAAGCTTGTCGCTCAATCCCTGGATCGTCTGATGGTCCTTGTTGAATTTTCCGGTTACGGCAGCGTGAACATCTGCTGAAACCTTGTACTCCACACCATCAATTACAATCGTCTTTTCCATTAAAGAGTCTCCTCTAGGGGTTTCATCGGGACTCAGGATTGAGTCCAAGCGTAAGACCTGATCTTTTGAGTCCAGGTGGATGCGGACCTGGGAGCCGCCTCGTGCAGTTTTACAGATGGCAACATGATTGTATCGAATGTTGCGCTGGATCGCATCATACCGCTGGCCCTGATACGACCCGGGTTTCATTTCAAGATCACACAGGTATCCGCATGACACTTCCCGCTTGTCGCCCGTCTCAACCTCTTGAATGCTAGGGGCGTGAGTGATAGTCATGAACGTGGCCAGGAGATCATCGACTCGCTCGACTTTCTCAGAAGTGAAGCCCACCATGTGATCGGCGGTGTTATCAGCGTTCAGAATCCCATCATTGACTTCCGGGTGTCCGTTGGTCGCCGGGACACCCTTCAAAGTCTCCATGGAACTGGGTTTGAAGACTTCTTCGGCTGGCCGATATTCGCGCCACTCCGAGCCATCATCGCGCCGATACACAAAGATGCCCGCGCGTGTGGCAGTGATCGGAACCCGCAAGTACCCATTGGGCAAGCGTTGCGGGCTGCCAAAAGACATGCGATCCATCCTGATCTGCTGCTTCATTTTTTTGTGACCTCGAAATTTAATTGTGACTCTAACCCCAAACGGGCTCACTCGTCATCATCATCTGTGTCATCGAGATATGGGATCGCCACGCATCGGCAGTTGTAATCCATGCCGGGATGACCGAATGGAGGCGGATCGTCCCAGCTCCTGATCTCGCCGTTGAGCGCCGCATGAGATGGACGGACCCGCTCATCCTCAGAGGTTTGCCAGATGTATTTCTTGATCCCTACCCGCTCCTGTCTCATACGGGTGACCTGTCCATTCAGGGTTGCGACCTGATCACGCGCGACGAACTTCGCCCGATCTTCAAGAGACATCCCTCGAACCATCTGGCTTTCACGTTGATCAGCTGATCTGAATGTATCGAGTATCGCTGATCTCAAACCAGCTGGCGAGAGTCCCTGCCGATAACCGTTAAGAACTATCGTGCTGATCTGATCAGTCTCCCCCTGAGCAAGACGCGTGATCATGCGGGCGTTGTCTTTGGTCCAGGCATCAATGGCTTTCGTGATCTGAGGATCCCCGAGGAGAAGATCGACCCCCAATGACTTCCGGGTCGCTTCCTCATTCGCTTCATTCAAGGCCTTGCCCACATCGAAGATCGTCGGGCGCTTGTCGTCGAGGGCTTTTGAGAACCTGACAAGGATCCGGGACAGGGCCGCTTCAAGGAGATCGAAGGCATCAAAGGCATCCTTGCGGATCGGCTTATCGCTGCTATCGACCCGCCGCGTCTGACCCATGTCGGAGCGGAACATCGCTTCAAGCATGGGCAGGACTTCGATGATCTGCTTCTGGAGGTCTTCCTTAAGATCGACGACAAGGCCCTGAACGATGGCCTCGTAGCGCCGCTCAAGGTTCCTCGGGTATTGGATCGGGGCTGGCTTTCCCCGAGTCCTGGGGATGAAGTCTGTGATCCTGGGCGCTCGCGCCATCATTCACCCCCGTTTGCCGGCGGGTTCGATTGACCGCCGCCAGTCCCTTCATCGTCATCCTCGACCTCTGTTTCCTCGTCTTCAAGAGGCGGCAACCCGGCCTCAACCTCTTCGCGTGTCGGGGTTTCCTCCATCAAAGGCCGCTCAAAGTCGAGCTTTGTTTCGTAGCTGAATTCGCCAGAGCCAAAGCGAGAACGCGCGACCTCCTCTGGCGTGAGCGTCTGGTTCTTAATATACAAATCGTCGATTCGAGCCTGCTTTTCCTTGCGGTCGATGATCTCGCTCTCAGGCTCCTGCCACAGAGGGCAAAACTCTATGTCCCACTCCGGTGGCTCGATTCCCCGTGTTGGCCCGGAGCGGTTGAGGAAGCAAAGCTTGATGAATTGCATCAGAGCCGGCTTGAGCTGGACCTCCTGCTCTTTGCTGACAAAATCATAGTAGTCATGGCGTTCAGACTTTCCTGTCTCGCCCATCCCACCACCCGGAGCCTCACCAAGCAGAACGGTGTGGGTATATCCGGAAGCGGTCACGAGCCTGCGCTCCATCCGGTCGATGATGTCTGCGATGCCCGTGACCGATGTGGTCTTCCGCTCATACTCTTCGTCGGCGTCAATCATGATCGAGTTCACGATCGACTTCGCAAGGTCCATCAGGTTGAGACGTTCTTGCAGAAGGTTCTTGCCGCCCTTCATGGACATCAGCCGCTGCATGTCCTTGACCTTGAATACGCCGACCGCCATCTCTGTCATGAGCGTGGCCACGCCATCTTGAGTCTGTGAATAATTCGAGAGAGGCCCCCGGAAGGTTGCCAGCACTGAGTTTGACCAGAAACCGTTTTGGATGAACAGCTGCCTTGGCAGAGCAGCCCCATCGAAACGAATCATGCGCGTGTGATGGAGCATCGTGATCGGAGAGCCCTTCATCACAAACCTCGGCTGCATCTGATATATCAAGGGCATGCCGAGATTCTTTGATCTCGGGTCCTCGTCAATCATGTGCCAGATGAGTTCATGGCGATTGAGGACTGTTGTGAAGTCAAAGCGGCGAATGCGATTGATGTTGAGAGGCGACCAGGGGTTTGGCGCTCCATCGTCGATACCGAGGATGATTCCCGAGCCACCGTAAAGCCGCGCCCAGCTCAGAGCCTTTTGGAACGTGGCTTTCCAGTTCATGTCCTGCTCAAGATAGGTCTGGAACGATCTGATCTCGTCCTCATCCCAGCTCGGCACTTTCAGCTTGAACCCTTCGCGTACCATGTCTTTGGGAAGGGTATCGACAACCTTTGCGGCGATGTCATCACCTGCATAGGTATGTTCTGCTTCCGCCTCAGACATTAGATACGCCTGGGCCTCAGCGCCAAGCCTCTTGTCTTTGCCGAGGACATTCAGATTGGTCAGCGTGTTGACCCAATCATCAAGACGAACCGTGATCTGTTGTTTCAAGGTATCAAGCAACATAAAAGGGTCTACTCCTTTCCCAAAAGGGCTCGCAGGTAGTGGTTCTCGCCTTCCGATAATTTCTCTAGTGCCTGAGTGGCAGCATCCACTTGATCGTCGTTGTCTGCAAGTGGGAAGTTGCTGAACTCCTCGATGAACTTGTCAATGGGGAACGGGGCTATGCTTTCATCAGGAAGGTAGACATTGCCCGCCTCGATCTGTGGCGACACCGAGTGAACGCGGGCGACCTTGGAACCTTCCGGCTCGACAGCGATTAGGCCGCTGACTTTCTTCTTAAGCAATTGGAGGATCGGTGTTCCATTCGCTTTGTCCTCGACATAAACCGAATCGCAATCCGGGTACTTCACTTTCATGTTAACAAGTTCTTTGCAGGTTCGGATGATATCCATGTGATCCCTGCGCTGATCCACCAAATACTTGTCAACTCCCCTGCGACCCCAGACCTGGATGACGACATAGTCGCTCGTCTCGAAGTCCTTGAAAGCGGCATCACATGAAATGATCATTTCCTCGAAGTCATGCGGAATGACCCGATAACGCCGCCACCATTTGGGATCGACGATGTTTCCTGTTGCCGATCGCGGCCTTTGCTGCCAGAGTGCAGCGAAGATATAAGACCCAACATCCTTCTTAATCCTTGATAGCTTCGCGGCGTCGCCTTTGACCTCTGGCCAAAGAGCCTCGCCCATTTTTCTTGGATCTTCAGGATGCAGCTCGTCCATCGACTCGACGATCGCGGGGAAGTTAAGCAGCTCCCACTGAGTCGCTTCCTTATCTTCGAGTGCCCGCTTGAGGAGATAGCCGGACAGATCGCCCTCGTGCCAGCGGGTCTGAACGATCACGACATTGGCATTCAGCGAGAGACGGGACTCGATAACGGAGCCGAACCAATCAATGACGTTCTGCCGTCTCACTGGTGATAGGGCTTCCTTCCAGTCTTTGAAGGGGTCATCAATGATCAACAGAGGATCAGCCGATCGGCCTGTGGTCGAGCCGCCAACGCCAACCGTATATAGGTATCCATACTCGCTCGTCTCGCAGAGCTGGGCTGTGCGCATGAACTTTCTGGGCGCGAATGGTCTGATCAGAGTGTCGGGGAATATCTGCCGATAGCGTTCCGATTCCATCACCGCCTGGGCGGCTCGATTGAATGTCATGGAGAGTGACGCTGAGTAGGAACCCATGATGATCTTGGCCTTCGGGTCGTTGCCGAGAACGAAGGCCGGAAGGCATCGGCTGACTATCTGGCTCTTGCCATACTGAGGCGGGACACAAACAATAAGCCTCTGGCCTTTCTGCCAGAGGAGTTTCGTCAGACGATCACAGATGATGCGATGATGAAAATTGACCTTGTACTGAGGCATGATCTCAAGAATGAACTCCAAAAGATCCTTGCGAGCCCACCTGAGATCAGACTCGCGCATGTCCTCCAATAGCTCGATGGATTGGGTCCTCATTTTTTCATCCTCGCCTCGCGGTCCATGCGGCGCTTGATGCGGCGCTCTATTTCCTCCTCGATCTCCTCATCAGTCCGGTTGTTCGTTATCGGGTCTGGGTCATGCGGCGCAGGTTCTTCCATTTGGTTGAGATACTGTTTCCCAAGCCAGATAAGCATTGTGGTGTTTCCTGCCAGTGCTTTCTCATACTGCATGCGGCGTAGCGAGACTATCCCGGCTTTCCTTTTTACCCGAAAAACTTCCGAAAATTTCATCCCGTAGAATTCGCGCACCCGCTTCTCAATCGTGTCAGTGTCGCAATTGAAGAACGCCGCAACCTCGTGCAGCGTGCATTGGATCTTGCAGAGCGACTCGAAGACCTGAAAGTCCTCCTCAGTCGTTGGTCCCTTCAACTTCGGTCCTCTGCGGTCTGGGCGATCTGATATTACAGGTTTTGACTTTCGATCTCGGGCCGGGGGTTTCGGTCCAGCCATGCTCGAACCCTTCTCATAGCTGGAGGTCCGAAGGCTTGGGCAGAGAGGCAAACAGCTCGGCTCTCACTTCGCCCGCCATGAATCGACCTCCCAGCATGTTGGTGCGGGTGATGGATGCGCGGTCACGTATCCCTCTCATTCTAACGCACATGTGGCTTGCGTCGATAACCACGGCTACGTCTTCGGTGTTCAAGACCTTGACCAGAAAGTCTTTGATGTTCTTCGTTAGCTTTTCCTGAACCTGCGGCCTGCGCGAAAAGTAATCGACTATGCGATTGAACTTCGAGAGCCCAAGGATCCGATCGTTCGGGATGTATGCGATGTGGGCAGATCCGATGATTGGAACCAGATGATGCTCGCAAAGACTGTTGACGGTGATGTTCGTCTCTATGAGCATTTCGTTATAGCCCTTGCTCTCCTGGGTCGTCATCGAAGGGATGTGCTCCTCCTTCAAACCCCAGAACAGGTCGGCCTCGAACATTTTCGCAACCCGCTTCGGAGTGTCGCGCAGCGACTCATCGTTCAGATCAAGATCAAACAGTTGCATGATCCCTCTGATGTGCTCTTCTACCTGCTCGCGTCGATTCATCGTCATCATTGAAGCCCCAGAATTTTGTGTTGCTGAAGTGAGAGACGCACATGCGGGTTCTTAAGACATTCCCCGATAGCGCCCTTAAGGTTTGCCTCATACGTTTCGTCAAGGATTGGCTGAATGAAAATTTCGCCAGCCTTGAACTGATGGAATGAATCGAGCGACACGAGCGAGCCCATGCTGCCCAGGTATGGGAACAGAAGCTTGAGCGCTTCTGCATACCGCACTTTCGTTTCCGACCATGGCTGTTTCGGGGAAACGGTCACATGCTTGAGATGGCGATTGATCAGAGGGGAGATCGGGATGGAGCCGTTGGTTTCAAGATGCAGAAAATGCTGACGGCTCAGGAGTTCCGCGAGCCCTTCGTCGAGCTGCATCATCGGCTCCCCGCCCGAGATGACCACATGGTAATTGCCAAGGGCATAGACGTGTCCATGCCTCTCCGCGAGATCAACTATAGCCTGTTCGATCTCCACGGCTGTCATCTTCTCGCCACCTGTGAAGTCCGTGTCGCAGTAGTAACAGACCGAGTTTGGCTTACTCTCCTTGCGACCGTTCCACTTATTGCAACCAGCAAACCGAAGGAAGATCACCGCACGACCAGCATGAGTGCCTTCACCCTGGAGCGTTGGACCAAAGATCTCTTTGACTCGATAGGTCTTCATATCAGCAGCGCCGCCTCCGCTTTGCAGTTCGGGGTTTCCCAGATAACAACCCTGTAGACCTCGATCGCTGTCCCGAGCATCAGCTCGTCATTGCATTTGGCGAGAAGATACTTGGCCATGTTCTCGGCGGTCGGGTTCTCGGGCATCAGATAGATGGGTTTGTTGAAGGGAATGAGATCAGACTGCCACGCTCTGACAGATGGATCGTTCTCATGAAGGATCGTCGTATGATCCCAATGGGTATCTATCCACCCGCCGATGCGGGCTTTGATCGCAGAGAAGTCGATGATGCGACCGAGCGGATCGAGTTCCGCAGCGCGGGCGTGGATCTCGACCTTGTATCTGTGACCATGCATGTTGGCGCATTTGCTCTCATGGTGCATCACCCGATGAGCAGCATCAAACTCCAGAGTCCTCATGATTGAAATTTTCATGGCTCAGGCCCCCACAGCAGGCAAGGGAGGCGTTTCAAGATACTCGGTAGGGTCGTCGACGCCCGCGAGCATGAAAGCCTCTCTGCGCTCATGGCAGGTGCCACAGACCCCGCAATGCACATCCCCGCCTTTATAACATGACCACGTGAGATCGAGCGGGACCCCGAGCGACACCCCGAGCTTGCAGATCGTCGCCTTGCTGAGATTCATGAACGGCGCAACGAATTCGATGCCCGCCCAGGTCCCATGCTTCACAGCCATGTGCATCGCTTCCGTGAACTCAGGCCGACAGTCGGGGTAGATCGTGTGATCCCCGGCATGGTTTGCTAGGTAGATTTCCTGATAGCCATTGCTCTCTGCATAGCCAGCCGCGATCGCAAGCATGATCCCGTTGCGGAAAGGGACCACGGTTTTTTTCATGGAGTCGTCGGCATAGTGACCCTCCGGGACCTCCTCTCCGGAAGCCAGCAGGTCAGACTTGAACAGACGCGCGATGAAGTCGAGATGCACGCGGTCGATCTCCACACCATAGAAATGTGCCACGTTCTGAGCCGCTTCCCACTCCGCTTCATTGTGCTTGCTGCCATACTCGAATGAGAGGGCCGCGATCTCTTCGCCCTTGAGAGCGATCGACCGCACATAGCCCAGAACCGTTGATGAGTCCATGCCGCCGCTTAGCAATACAAGACGCTTCATGTCGAACCTCCATATTTTTCTTTCGCCCACAGGTAGGCGTCCAAAGCCAGCTTTGCTTGCCAGTCAGAGGCGATGGCCAGAAAGTATTTCGTGCCGATAGCCCGCTCGATGTCGGTCGCGTAACGGATGAACGATCGAAAGGTTAGATGCTCGATTGCAACATCACCTTTGCCGCTGTTACGCCAGTTTTTTTGTTTGGCAAGATCGAGGTAATCTACGTCATAACGTGAAAGCGCTGCAAGAACTTCCGGCTTGGGTTGCTTCTGAAAATCCTTCTTGCCGAGTGAGATCCATCGACCATTGCCGACATAGATAGCCAGCCGAGCATAGGTGAGCGCAGCCGACCATGAGGAGGCATCGACAGAGTATGGGCGGGTTGCTTTCAGAAGGACCTGATTCGTAAAGCCAAGAAGATGAACCTTGCGCCCATTGATCTTCTGCATGATCCGCTTGACGAATCCTTGAGCACCTGGGGTCTTCACGAGCCCGCCCACCCCAACATAGTCGGTGCGCTCGTAGTAGTTTTCGAGTTCGTCGAAGTCCTCGCCGCGCGTGAAAATCGGGATGGGTCGATAGCCCAGTTCATACATCTGCGAGTAGTTCGCGCGGGTCTGATCCGGCTGCCCGATGACATCCAGCATGAAATAGCCAAAGGGCTGATACGGAAGTGAATCGAGAAACCTCAGATAGTCTTGCAGGCGAATCGGCTTGCCGGCCTTCCATGCCGTGAACGCGCCAGAGTCCACGAGCACGTTGGTGTTCTCCTGAAAGGTGCGGCTCTTCATCACTTCGATGACCGGCTGCTTGAAATATGGATAAGCGCAGAGAAGGTTCAGCTTAGGAAAGTTTGATGTCATGGACATACTCGCTATCTTCGATCATGCCCTCTAGCCAATCCTTGATCTCCTGCTTCATTGCCTGCGGCACGGTCAGAGTGATCTTCACGGGAATCCCGTCCTCGTTCTCTTTGATCTTGCTCAGGCCCTCGTGATCAGACTCCCAGCCTTTCATAATGAGATCGCGCTCGGATTGATTGAAGCCGGTGAAGTTCAGATCAAAGTCGAGTGCCTGCAATGCAGCAAACTCATCTTTGAGTTTATGATTGTCCCACTCAGCCCATGACACTGATTTGTTGATGACGAGGCGAGCGGCTTTGATCTGAGCCTCAGACCAATCATCGACGAGAATCACCGGGACCTCGGGCAATCCCATCTTGGTCGCGGCTTTGAATCGCAAATGCCCATCGACGATCTCGCCATTCGATCGAGCGAGCATCGGAATTTTGAACCCGAATTCTTCGATGACCGCGATCATCTGATCAACCGCGTGATCGTTGACCCGAGGGTTGTTCGCGTAGGGGATTAGTGACGAAAGATCACGATGCACGATCTCCATGGCCATAGGTTTTTAAGCCTCCGATTTCATTGGGTGTTTGTCAGAGTATGATTAAACCTATGTCAAAAGACCAATGGTATTCGGTAAGTAACCGTTTTCGCTAACGATTTCTGCCAATCAGCCGATAAGAGATATGTAGGTTGTGAGAGATGAATAACAGATCCCCCTTGTGATCCACAGAAAGAAAGGCCCGAAAATATGAACGACTTTCAAAAGAAACAAATGCTTGCCCTGGTCGAAGAATTCAAAGCCTTCGTTTCGGACTCTGTGGACGAGGGTCTGATGGAAGATAGCGAAGATCAGATCAGCTTCATGCGGAAATGCCTTGAAGTCTTTGCCGAAATGAAAGCCGACGAAATCACAGAATGACCGATTTTTCGGTCACGAGAATCGACAGAACACCCGATAAGATCTACATGGGCGGCGATGAAGCCGCCCCGAAAAACGGAGAAAACCCATGAAGAAAAAATTTACTTTGACTCACGACTCTGAAACCGTTGCCAACATCATAATGAACACTGTCAATCCTCAAGCCGAATGGCATCAGATCGTTGCCGCTGTCAGAGAACATTTTGAAGTCAAAGACTGGGTTCAGATCCGCAAGGTTCTGCAATACCTTCTCAACAACAACATGATCAAACGCGACCCTGACATCATGATTGAGAACTTCCTGAAAGTCACAGAATGAAACAGAAACCCTGGCAGATCGTTTGCCTCGGCGAACCCCAATGGGATAGCGCGACTCGATCATTCGTCTACGGCTGGGTCACTTTCGGCACCTATTCGACGAAGGCAAGAGCCGAGAAGATTCTGGCAGAGATCAAGATCGCTCCGATTCTGAAAGATCGACAACCAAAGATCATCGGGCCTAATGCCCGTGATTCCATAACGGACTCATGTTCAAAGGAGAACCCAATGTCCAAGAAGAAAGCTTCCGCAAAGATCGCCGCTGCTCAAGTCGAACCAAAGAAGAAGGTCACTTCCAAGAAAGCCAAAGAGCCATCAGAAAGCTCACTGGCCGCCGAGGTTCTGCTCGAAGACGTCAAGGCATCTCTGCCCGATGGCAAAAACCCTGACGCGACGATGAACGAACTTCGGGCCCTGCTGGCCAGAGCCGCCCAACTCGTCGAGATAGTCGATGGGAAGAAGAACCCTTCCGGCTATCTCATGCAGACGATCGAGGCTCGGATCAATGACCCCGAAGATCCGACCAACAAGAAAGTCGAAAAGGGCTATCAGACCCATCGACTCGACGATGACGAATTGCGGGTCGGTCCCGATCTGATCAAGAGAGCCGCAAAGGCTCTTGCGAAAACCCCTCAGAACCTTGCCGTCTGGGCGGTGACGATTGATGGCGTGCAGCTCGCGCCCAGAAAGGTCTACGCCAAGGCTTTCGAGCTTGATGGGTTTGAAGAAATAGATTGGGAATATAACACCCATCGCGCGCTATCCTGGCTTGAACATCATGGGTTCCCGGTCGAAAAGATCGGTTGAACACGACTCCAGAGATCGGGGGGAATCACTTCCTCCGGTCTCTTTTTTCAACCAGAGGCCATCAAAATGAAGAAAGATCTATACCGCGAGGCAGTCCTTTGGATAGCTCTGAATGATGATTCGGGCTCACCCATGGCTCTCTCAGCGAAGACGATCGCAGGTTATATCACAACAGTATTGATCGCAGACCTTTTCGAGAAAAGCCCAGCCGTGGTGGCTCGTGATATTCTCAAGATCCGAAAAGCCCACCAGGATTGATTAGAGAGGCCAGATCATTTCGATCTGGTCTTGATCAATTGATCAGATCATCTCGCCATCAAACCCTTGTCCCATCTGTCTTTGATCTTTTCTTCTCTCTCTTTAATTGATATGATCCAGCGATTCAAATCGGGCACTTCGGCCCTGGTCAAAACCATCTCTTTGAAAGGAGAACAAGATCATGAGTTCGCTTGAACTCGCGTCTGAGAAGCCTCTGCATCAGCTTCTCCGCGCCCTGAATGAAGCCGACGATGCGCTCTATGCTATCAATTGGGACGAGCAAGACGCCCTTATGGAAGCAGGAAAACTGAAAGTCGATTCGTACAAGTACATCCACGATAAGCTCACCCTCCAGCTTCAGCACTTCGACGATCTCGTCAAACGATTCACCGCCCAGAAAAAATCAGTCCAATCAAACCTCGATTCGTTTATGCGCCATCTCAAATGGGCCATGGAGTCCAATGGCTTTCAGATGTTCACGGGCAATGAATATCTGATCAAGATGCGAGCCGATGAATACTGCGAGATCAAAGAGGGCATGGAGTGCCTGCCGAAACATCGGGTCATCTACGGCGATCTGGTCCGAGTGAAATACGAATGGTCGAAGACCGCGATCACGAAGGCTCTGGAATCGAGCGACCCCGAACTCAAGGCCAAGGCCGAACAGATCGCCAGCATCGGCGTCAGAGTCAAACCCGAATTCGACATCGTGAGAGAGGACAAACCCCGTGGGAAAAATAATCGTAAGCCAGCCGCAAAAAGATCAAGCGCGAGATCGACAGCAGCAGTCGTCGGATTGGATGAAGAAAAGAGAGCAGGAGATAACCGAGATCATCATGTCGCTCTCGGAGAATATCAGATACTGTATGCCGAGCCATCTCCAGACGACGGATCGCATGCGCTTTCTGGCTTTGAATACTTTGAGGAAGAACCAGGCGCTTCTCAGTTGTAGTGTCGATTCATTTCTGGGCTCGCTGTTCACAGCCGCTCAGATGGGACTCGAAATTGGGGTCGGCGCTCTCAACGAATCATGGATCATTCCATACGCCGGAGAAGCGACCTTCCAGATCGGATATATGGGCTGGCCCAAACTGATGACCAACACCGGGCTCTATTCAGAGATCGTCTGCGACAAGGTGTTCCCGGGCGATGAGTTGAAGTATGAGAAGGGAAGCCAGACCTATTTCAAGCATGTCATGCAGAGTTCAAGACCCATCGGGCTGGAGCCAATCGAGTATTATGCTTATTTCAAAACGATCCACGGCGGGTTTGACTTCAAGATCTGGCCACGGGCTCACATCATTGAACACGCAAGACAGCACAGCAAGGCTTACAGATCAGGGAGCGGTCCCTGGTTCGAGCACTTTGATGCGATGGCTCTCAAGACTGTGCTCAAGGATCTTTGCAAGAGAGCGCCGAAGGGCACAGAGCAAACGATTGGTCGGGCGATTGCGGTGGATCAATCAATCATCAAGATCTCAGACCGCCAGACCGATCCAACGACCATCGACATGGAACACAGCCATGAGATGCCGGCGGAGAAGAATGAGCGCGGCGAAACACAGACCCAGGAGACTCTGCGAAAAGAGAAGGAAGCCAAGGCGGAAGCTGAGAGGCTGGCCAAGGTTTCTGAGGTCCAGGCGCGAATCAAACAGCTCTATTTTTCTCACAAGATCAAACGGGCTGAATTCGAGGAGGCGCTTGGGGTAAAATTGGAAATGATCAAAGACCTGGACATCGAGGCTCTGCAAGCTTGTCTCGAAGTCCTTGTCGTTTGACCGCATCATGTTCATGGCCGGGGATCTGACCCCCCGGCCCTTTATTTTTTAAGGGAGAAAATTTATGTCATCTCGCGTTGCATGGCAATGGCAGACGATCTACCGGACTTCCAACGTTGCAGTGATTCAGATGGGTAGCCACCCCCATTATCAAACGAAGCGCATGAAGCTCGATTTCGGCGGTGGCTGGGAGACAAGCCGGACGGTCGATTCTGTTGACGCCGCGATGGATATATGCAAACAGATGGGCGAGCTAGGGGTCCTGACCGATGTCGGTTTCGGTCGAATGGACTTCAGGAAGGCCATGGCTGTGTTCGATAAGCTGCAACCAAGACAGAAAGGTAATGTCAATGACGCCGTTTGAATCACTACGAAGATACGGGACCATCTTTATAAGCCGCGAATCAATTCGACAGACGATCGGTTTTGGAGAGCCCATAATGAACGGGGCTGTCTTTAAGGGGTTCGATGGGAAAGGTCCAGCCCTGAATCTTAAGATGCTTTCTATTTTTCTGCCGAGAGACTTCAAGCCAATCCTCAAAGATCTGGTTCCAAAGGCGCAGCAGAAGTTTGCATTCAGCCTCACCAATCCCAGGCTTCTTGACGAAATTTCCTTTTGGCTCGAACAGAGCTTTGTTGCTCGCCTGTCAGGTCCCACGATGGACACCATGGTCACGGAACGCGATAAGCTAGCTGTGGCATCCAACCCTTTCGCAGATCTTGGGGTTGCCATGGCTGAGGGGAAGATCATTGATGTCGAGATCACGAGCAGCACTGATGTCGATGAGTTCGACAATGATGATGAAGACGACGAGGAGAGGGTTGATCTTTCTCTCGCCGATTCAGTGAACGCGGTGATCGTCGCAATGGCTTTGAATATGACCTACGACGATTTTATTGATCACATGGATGAACATAGCGGCCACGTCGAGCCCATGCTCAATTGCATGCTCTCAAAGATCCATGAGTATGGAAAATTCAAGGACAACCTCGGGATCAATGTCGCCGATGCGATCTGCCTTCTCGGGGTGAGACTCATGCGGGCTCAGATGAAGACGACAGATTATCCATGCTCGAACAGCGAAATGAATTATGGCAAACGGTTTGCTGTCGAGGTCCTCGAAAGAGCATTGAAGGAAGCCAAAGAATTTAAGAAGGAGAAATAATCATGCGTCAGCCATCTGATCTTGTTACCGCACGACTCTTGTCCAAAGCCGAAGAACATGCACGCACCTACGAGAGATGGGTGGAGTCCAGACCCAAAGAGATCCGCATCATCCTCGATGCAGACACGTATGCCGATGATGATCATGAGGTTGAGACGGTGGCCAGGATCAATGACTTCGGTGAACTGGTCCTGGGCAAGGATCTGATCAGGGTCACAGTCAGCGACATGAGACGATGCTCCAAAAGGGATGAGCTGATCAAGCTCGATCGAAAGGCAGCTTTGGCACTGGCGCAATTTATAACAGAGATGTATTCATGACGACGGGCCGCATAACCGAGATCGACCTAATCGAGATCGAGCATGTGGCCGCTGACTGGCGGCGGCTCGGGATGTTGAGCCCAGCCAACATAGTTCTCTGGCTCTGCGTTGAGATCAGGGAACTCCAGGCGGAAAATGCGAGGTTGAAACAGCAATGGGAAGGGCATCACGAATGAAGCGGCTGCGGAGGATGACAAGGGCTCAGGAACAGTTCCATAGATTGAAGCTTGCTCTCATGCAGGCCAGTCATGATGTGCTGACATCTGATCCTTCGATCACCTGGGCAGAGATGCCTCGAAGGGTGAACGAGGCTTTCCTCTCGCGGCTGTCGGATAAGGATGCTGGCCTGGCCGAACGCCGATACAAGATACAAGCCGAGGTCGATCACAATGCCAAGACGATCGAGTTCCGTCTGGTTGAGCGCATCGTCGTCATTCAGGGATGCGTCTCTGTTTGAAATATTCATCCATCCTGCATAGCAGCCGAAAGGCTGTCATGACAGGAATCTTCTTTCCTGAGAGGGGTCATGATCTGACCCCTTTCTCTTAAAACACAGATCGAAATGATGGTTGATTGCTTGCATAAATCGGGCGGGCTGTCAGGACTTTGACGCATGCTGCCTCGGCTGATACGATGCCGCTCAGGGGTTGAGAGCCCCGGGTGAGCTGGTCTTGACTGCACGTTTCATTGGGACCGGGGGAATAGGCCTTCGGGATTGGCGGAACATGAGTCCCAGATCCTTGATCAGCTCACCTACCCCTCGCGGCCTCTGGTGGCTTTCCAGTGCCTTCAATCGAGCATCCATTGCCAAAGCGCCAATCGCACTCTTTGACGATCGAAGGGAAGTCGGGGAAGACCCTGTCATCCTGGATCTTCTTGATGCAGAGTTCGACGCATTCATTCGGCTCCATCACCAGTGGGCGGTGATCGTGCCCGATCTCGGGGACGCATTTTTCAAAGATCAGAAACCCGCCCAGGCTGCCCAGAGCCACAAGAATCATGTCTCGCGCTCGCGCTGTTATCATCATCGCTTCACCCCCACACATTCCCAGAGATCAAAAGAGATCCGGCGCCGGACAAGGATGGCTGTGTCCATCTCGATAATGTCAGGCCCTTCCCCTTCAACAAAGGGTCGAGCCCCAAGAGTCAATGCCGGTGCCGATGCAATTGCGATGTGGTCGCCCTGATGCTCCTCGATCTGGCGGGCGTTCTCGCTGCTGAAAGCCGTTGCCATGGAAACGCTGCGGGCGATCTGTGCCGGAATTTTCGGATGGCAGTAGATCAATCCCTTTTCAAAGACCTGCTTGATCTCTCTGCCCACTCGCCTGTTATCGGATGCCATCGTTCCCCCCTGGCCATGACCATGTGTGATGTTGCGGGGTCGCCGAATAGGGAACTGCTGCATAATACTTGATCGACGATTCAACGACCCGCATGGGGTCCCAGAATACTTGCAGAGACAGACCAGCCTCGTGGATGCCTGTGACGATAGCCGCAAAGGCTTGGGTCTTCTCAGGCCCGCCAAGATCGAGATGGAGGAGAACAATGTCGCCGATTGAGGGTCGCCTTGCACTCGCCCTGTTGATGTCGGCTGCGAATTGTTGTGCCTCCTGCCGCTTCTCCTCATTGAGTATATACTTCGCCAACTCATCTATCTCTGGCTGAATGAATGATATGCCAAGCCTTCCAGCGCCATGATAGTGAGCATCTACTATTCTTTGAATGAGCGGATGCCTTTTCGTTTTCATTCAATTCAGCTCCGCAGTCTTATAGTTGTACCCATCATCGAAAGACTTCTCAGCCAGATCATGCAGGATCGACTCGATCATCTTTGTGTGCTCAGGGCAGCAGGTGATGCCGAGTTCCCGGAGCCTATGCACCGCCCGCTGGATATGCTTTTCTCTGGTCTTGTCAGCTATGCTTGCCGTCATGGAACTTCTCCAGTTTTGCGGTGATTGGACTTATTGGCTCTCCTGTGAGGACAGAGATCGGCGATCGGGTGGACCCGCCCAACCTTTTTCTCGTCATGATCTCGGCGCACTCATCCATGGCAATGATCAGATCACTGAATGAATCAGCGGCTGTGTTGCCCATGCGCTCGCAAAGCAGTTCATAGGCTTCCTCTGTGATCTCGATTGTTCTCATTTGGTTTTGACTTTCTTTGAAGGTTTCTCTGGAGCACAGGCGGCATGATACTCAAGCGCCCATGGCTCAAGGGTTCTGCAATGCGGACAGGTTTCCCGCTCGCACTTGGGGCACATGCGGAAAACCCTTATCTTGGCTGCGTTGATCTCGTGCTGATAAAATTTCGCACCGCACGTGTCACAGCTTTCTATCTCGTCATGTCTCGGCATCATTTCCTCTCGTCGATCTCGGTCATGCGCGTCCCGGGCGGCGGATCGCGGAAGCGAACATAGCCGACTGGCGCGTCCTCCTCTTCTCGAAACGGCAGAGGCAGCGTCCCATCCTCGCTCTCTGGCTTGGGAGATATTTGCTTCTTGACCCAATCAATCTCGCGCTGAAGTCTTTGCAGATACCAAACGAGATAGACGAGGACAAAGAATGTGCCGGTGCTGAGCCCGAGACTGATTTGTTCAATCGTCATTGTCCCCTTCTTTCACGTCAACATTGACAACGTATTGACAGCCGAGTCGAAAGGCTTTCTCAACCGCCTCCATGGCATCAGATGATTCAGATACCAGGGTCCTGAGCTGAGAAATGATCGACTCTGGCAGAGAGATCTCAACCTTGAAGTCAGTGATACCGGCTGGCTCGATCTCTCTGCCGCCGATGAATACCCGCGCTTTGCTTGGGTCGTAGGTGCTCATGGTGTTTCCTCTTGAGGGTTGGGGAAGCTGAATGTCTGCATGTTCGGATTCAAAGCCTTCGTCTTCCATGCAGGGAAAAACTTGGCCCAGATCTCAGCCGAGACGATGACGGGGTTGTCTTCGGGTGTGCCGCGCGGTCGTCTCTTTTGAATGTCTGTCATGTAGCTCCAAAGAAGTTTCGATTGCTGAGGCGGGTAAACCGTCTCTCGCACGGCTGACAGATCGGGCGCTGGATACATTGCAGAGGTCAGTTCATCAAGGCGGGTGTAGAACGCATCAAGGGTAAACATGGGCAGGGTCCTTTCCGATCGCGTTGAAAATTTGGTTTCGTTATCTATACCCTAGGTCCGTCATGTTGTTCAATGCCCAATCCATCTCGGACTCCGGGCATGGACCCCCCAATTCTCCTGCATCAGCCTGCTACCGGCTGGTGGGAGATGGATAACAGAGTTGAGGGGTGAGCTCGTCCCAGCTATCTGTCACTGCTCCGAAGAACAGGTCTATGTTGTGGACATCGAACGGGGTTGACGCTGATCTGAGGACGCATCAGTTCCTCGTCTTGCATCATGCAGGTGATCAGCTCAATCCTCTGTGAAAGTGAGAGCCGGAATCAGCCAGGGAGCCTATCCCCTGGTATTCCTGATCAGCGAAGACCCTTGCGGGGGTCCTGTCACCCTGTCTCTGTCCATCATTCCAAGCCAAGGGGGTCTGTATCATTGGTGGGGGTCACTCACAGTTCCCAATGCTCCTTGCAGACTTAAGTCCCTCGACTCGCTTCGGCCAGATGGCCTGGGGTTCCTTTGATTCATGGTGATCCCCTATTCTGATCCAGTGCCTATGCCTATGGGGAGTTGTGGCAAGCAAGATCTCCCCGACTTCCGGTAACGCCGCAGCCGATTCCGCATCGGCCAATGTTGAGATGTTTTCGGTGTATGATTTTCAGGTCGGGGGAAAATCCGCAAAGCTGATTCCGGCCTGATCTTGAGGACTTGGGAGAGTCCTGAGAGATCATCGAAGATCTTTACTTGACTCGCTTCTGGAGTCATAATAAGAACCCGATACCCGAGGTCTGCTTGGGATTTTCGTGAGTGGCCTGAGAAACGACACACGACAATTCCGAACATTGACACAGATCTCTATGATTGGGCGGGGAAAAAAAATCCACGTAAAAAATGGGTTCCATCCCCGCCCTCAATCCCCCCAAGGCTTTCCTCTTATCAATCCCCAATGGCATGACTGATCTGTCCTACACGGTTCCCTCCATTCCTGCGTTCAACATGATCGAAATTTTAGATCAAACATGATCGAACGAATACAGCCCATGCCAGTATTGACATGGGCCGAAATCAATTTTTCTTTTGAAACAGAAACGATGCAGGATCGCACATGGGGGAATTACCTGCAACCCCTTCGCGCGTCTGTGTTTGATCTTGATGGAATGATCATCATGAGATATGAAGGCTTATCAATTTTTTCGGAGAATGAAACATGAAACACAACAGTCTGGTAAGGACCCTCAACAAGCACGGCCTCAAGATCGAAAAGATCGACAACCGCTTTCAGGTCGATACCCCGACATCAATCGGCACTTGGTATCAGCAGGACGATGACGCCGTCTGCGTCTCGACCCTCAGCCGATCCGTGGCCGACATGCACGACCCCTTGAATGATTGCAACCTCAAGAGCTATCACCGAACCATAAAAGGCTTTCTCGCCTGTCTGAAACTCTAAGCCATGGGAACACTGAAGCCGGTACGGTGTTCAGTCTGCGGGAGCTTCATGGGCAAGCTTCCCGCTTCCGATGACTCATCTTTTCTTGTCTGCAAAAGCTGTCAGCAGATCGAAGGAAAAAAACCCCGACGAAAGCGAGGAGGCGACATGCGCCCGAGTTTTGAATGCCCGCGATGCAAAGCGGTGACTCATAATGCTCATGACATTGATCAGAGCTACTGCCCAAAGTGCAAGATCTTCTACCGGGCCAGCCTTTTCGGCTTGAAAAGGATTCTGACCAGTATGCAGAACTTCAAGTCTGATCTGATCACTCATGGCGACGGACTGATCACGGCCACCGAATTCAATACCTTGATTGCCGCCATACACGACATGCAGGTTCTTCTCGAAGGAGTGTTGAAGCATGAACGCGAACGATCAGAATAGGGAAGTCCTCGTCCACGATGAGTTTGGAAACATCGTCAACCGATGGTACCCGCATCTAGTGAAAATCGGCGAGGTCCCTTTTAAGGATCTCCGACCAACTGGCAAATGCTTCGATGATGCTCTCGATTGGCTTTGGTATCAGGCCAAGGGCCTCGGCAAGAACTCGATTCATGATGCTGCAAAAGCCATGGACTATAAACTCGTGCATGGTGTCTGCCTCGCTCCTGTGGATCGCAAGCCCTTCGCTCATGCGTGGATACAAAAAGGCAAGCGAACCGTGATCAACTCTTCGACGCTGTTTGGTACAAAGTATTTTATCACATGGAAGCGCGACGAGTTTGAGAAGACCTGGGGAATTCAGGAGAAGCACTACTATTCATTGCCCGAGGCTCTGGAGATGAACCACATCCAATGCTCTTACGGGCCATGGCTGCCGCATCTTCTCAACCTCTGCAAGCCAAGGAAGAAGTCATCATGATCAAATATAAATGCGATCTTTGTGGGGTGGAGACTCAATGGGCACGCATGACTGGCGACAGAGATAGACAGAAGGAACCGTTCCCGGAGAGCTGGCGAAGATGGGACACAGGAACAAACAGGAAACCAATCATAATGGATTTTTGTTCATCGAATTGCCTGAACAAATGGCTTTCATTCAAGGAGACCAAGACATGATCAATGATCAGCCTCAAGGCGAAGGAAAGGACTACGCTGTCGAATGCGATGGCTGTATGCGAGCCTTCAAACTCAAGAACCTCAAGGAGTGGGGAGATGGCCGGATCTTTTGCAGGTCCTGCTATGACGTTATGGATGAGGAGCGAAACGCATGAGAGCACACTGGATATGGTACCTCTTTGCAATGATCTCAACGGTCGGCATGTTCGCCGGATGGCAGTGGATAAGAGACTTTGGCTTCACAGGCTGGTTCCCTTTCTTCGCAGTGACCATGGGCCAGCTCGTCCGCGCTCGCTCAGACCTGCCAC